TTCCAGTAATGGTGTTATGAGATATTGCATATCAGATCACCTGTCTTTCCCGCAAACATTCCGAAAGATCTGTCTTGTTAATGAGCATGACAGTTTCACTCCTTGCAGCCGAAGCCATTGACGGTGAACACAGGCATTCGCACTGAATATCCGATATAGACATATCCATAACATACGCTTTCATCATTTTACTGACTGTTTCTCCGTCGATATCACTCCCGTATTCCTGTAAATCCTCTACGCAGTCAGTGAATACAACGCCGAACAATGTCTTGCTTGCACCATAAATATCATCACGCCGAGCAACGCTCTTGGGAATGTATATGGTATCCGCTTCGATCAGCTTCAAAAGCTCTGGTATAGAATAATCTGCCATGTGCTCCTCCTTCCTTTTTCGGGCAACAAAAAAGGCTTCCGTACACTTACATTCCTGTAAGCATACGGAAGCCTTCACTTCTCGCATAAAAAATTGTTAATTCTCAATAGGTCAATAAAAAAACTTGACCTATTGAGAAGCAAGAGATATGTGCAAACATTACTCTCTTTGCCTTTCAATAGGTTCAAGTTAAAACTACTTTGGCTCCCCAGCGCAGAGGGAGCACAATCCGCTGAGGAGCTATCTGACACGTCTGATAGCGGTATATCAACGCTTTTGCCGTCCTTATCTTTGAAAATGGCCGTGAGCTTGTCGTCGTAAACATACACCTTTGATATCATGATGTCGGCGATAGCTTTCTTGCCCTCGGTGGTGTTGATATCGGTTGCAAGGATATCATCTATAAACACGGTGATCTGCTCCACAGAGGGGACATTGTCGGTCATCGCCTGAGACAATCGGAGGGCGGAGCCGAGTTGCTCCTTGCGCTCTTCCAGCTCCCTTACCTTATCGAACAGAAGCTGATTTCCGCCTGTCTGAGCTATGGCGTTCACAACGTTCTCAGCCTGCTTAGTGCATTCGGTCAGCTCCTTTTCCAGTTCGGCAGGCGCATACTCATTTCTGACCGTCTGCAAATACATCTGATAAATGGTCTCGGCAGTCTCCGCCTTGTCCATCTGCTCAAACGCTGACCGTGCTGCTCTGCACACCTCGTCCTCTATCAGATATTTATTCTCCAGCTTCTTGTGGCAGCCTGACTTTTTCTGCACGCCGTTACAGCGGTAATAATAGTGCTTGACCCCGTTGCGTCCTGTGCCTGACAGCCCGCTCATAGGCTCTCCGCAGTGACCGCAGTATAATTTGCCCGACAAATAATAATCGGCTTTGGCGGTGTTCTTGGCGGCTCTCTTGCGGTTGGTTATCAGCTTTTCTCTTACAGCCTCAAAAACTTCATTGGGTATCATCTGCGGTATTCCTCCCTCGATCACTATATCGTCGTATTTGTAAATGCCTATGTATTTTTCATTAGCCAGCATATTGTAAAAACTGTTTGTGGTAAACGGTCTGCCTCGGCGGTTGCGATAGCCCTGGGCGTTCAGATGATCGGCTATGTCAGTGAGCCTCTCCCCCTCTGCGTACATTCGGAACACAGTTTCGGGTATAATTCGGGTCTCATCATCAATGACCAGCTTCTTGTCAACGACCTTGTAACCCAGCGGGATATGTCCCGTTGTCTGAGCCTTCATTGCCGACTGCCGCATTCCTCGGATAGTCTTTTCCCGAAGATCGGCGCTGTAGTATTCGTTTATTGCTTCAATGATATGGGTCATCATCTGACCGCTGGCATCGTCCCCGAAGCTCTCCATGACGGACAGCAGCTTCACGCCGTTTTTAGCTAAAATCTGGCGGTTTACGGCGCTGTCTATGGTGTTGCGTGCAAAGCGGTCAAGTTTCCACACAATAACACTATCCCACTTGTGCATGGCGCTTTCATGAAGCATCTGCTGGAAGGCGGGGCGGTCGTCATTTTTACCTGTCATGGCTCGGTCTATGTATTCCCGCACGACTGTTATGCCGTGCTGCTTGGCGTAGTTGTAGCAGTCGTAGAGCTGTCCCTCGATGGACTGCTCCGTTTGCTTGTCGGACGAATACCGGGCGTATATTACGGCGGTTTTCATATATTTGTTATCACTCCTTGACATTTGGAGGAGGATATGGTATAATTCACATTGAAAGAATGGTGAATGTACCACATTCTCCTGCGCTCCGAGAGATGTTCCAGCATCTTTTGGGGCGTTTTTTTTTATTTATCTCTTGATATGTAATAAAATATATGGTATAATATAAATATACACATATCTCGCTATTATAAATTTGAAAGGGTGTTTTATATGACTGAACATTATGAAATATCTTCTTTTTTGCTTGAAAACTTATCAAAATCAATGAATTTACTTTGCAAAACAGCTCAAAAGCTTGATAACGATGAATTAAATCAAGCTGTCGATGCCCTTAAGACAGAACTTAATGATTTGCCAAAATCTTTTTCTGTCAATATTACAGTCAATAAAGAAAAAGGTCTGCGTGCTATTGCAAGGTCTGATTGACCCGTGCTCTATCTCTTCCAAACACTTTTCTGATTCTAAAAGGAATAGAAATTTTACTTTTTTCAGCTTCATCTCTTAAAATATCAAGCTGTGCATTATAATAATCCCTAAGATATATGTATTTATCACGAACTCTTTTGTCAGTGCGGACACAGAGTTCGTGTTCTATTTCTCTGCAAATTGTTTCAAAAAGTGATTCTGCATCTTCTCGGCTCATACGGTTTAATTCAACATCACAAGCACATCGTATCATAGCAAATCCAAAGTAGTTTGCGAGAAACAGTTCCTCATCTGCTTCAAGTATCATAATATCACTTAGATATAAAAGTTCCTTTTCTCCAACACTTGCAGCATATGTATCATATACACTTCTTGGGAAGATTATACGGGGTGTAACTGCCAACAAGCACTCTAATTCGTGAGCATCTACAAAAGCTCTGCCAAATGCAATGTTACCGTCAGAATAAAATTCACCATATGCAATTCCGCCACGGCAGGGTAATCTATATTCTCTGTAAAGGTTAAAAACCACAGTATCAACAATAAGAACCAATATTTCAAGTGATCTGTAAGTCTCCTCAGGAACCGCTATCACAATCGTATCTGATATAACGTTCAAAGTAACGCTATCGAGCATTTCTTGAGTGAAATCATTATTAGGATTATCTATAACAAGAGCTGTAAACCTGGGTATATCTGTAAATATGTCTTTAACATAGCTAAAAGAGTTGCTGCGGACATATTGAGAAAAACCCAGAATATCAATTGCAGCCACATAGTAATTTTTATATGATATTTCTCCCATTTTTCCTCCTCTCTCCCCGTTCCGTATGGTTCGGGGGATTTTTTATTTCATTAAATCATCGATTACCTTATTATTTGATAATACTATGATGACATTTAAGCCAGAAGCTGACGTTAATGTTATTTCTCCGCATTTGCAGATATTAAGTTTTTTATTATCCTTAAATCGTTTGTCTGGACTGCCATTGCGATTTACATATTTCCATGTATATCCTACTATCTCAGAGTCGGAGCAAACTTGTGCACCAGTGATGTTACGCTTGGAATACGATATTTTTATATCATCATAGTTTACAGCACCTATTTTTCCGCTGCGTATAATCAGTAGTTTATCAGGAAGAAAGACCAGTTTTTCTGAAAACATATTTATACAACATATATCGATGTTTGTGCGCATAAAGCGAGGACATCTACGTGTCATTGTCAATGGTTTTAAATTTACAACAGTATTTGCGCCTGAGTGATATTTTCTATCTGTTACAGCTGTTGATGTAATTTGCTGCCATTTCCCTCTGCTTGTATTTACAAAATCCCATGATGCACAATAGTTATTATAATTTTCGCTGGATTCGGCATCGAGATTATAATCCATATCAACAACAGCGAGAAGCAGGATTGCAATAGACACCGCTAAAAAAGCAGCGATAGATATGTACATTATAACGGGGGAAAAAGAAAATCGGTCATATAACCCCACGGATATACAGGGACCGAAGATAGCCAAAATAATGGCGAGCATCTGCGAGTAATAGGCGATTTTAAGACGTTTTAATAAATCATCATATTCAGCTGGCTGAAAATTAGTTATATCTGCACTTGTGGTATTTGATGTAACGCCAAGCCCTATTTGAATGTTTTCGGTTTCTGGCGATGGTTGTGACGCATGGGACGGCCTTCCGCCGCCTTTTCGCCCCTTGCTGCCTAAAGTATAATAAAGACCCGTGCCTGGTATGGTTATTCTGCTTGTAACTCGTCTGTGAGGGCTTATGGTTGTTCTAAAGCCCTTTGTTCCAATACTATAGCCTATGCCTGAACTACTAAAATTTATTCTAACGCCACAGCCCAATTTTACGCTTTTTCTGAACTTAAGTCCCATAAAATCACGTCCTTAGTTAGTATTGTTATATTTTACATAGCCTCGACTTCTTCAAGCGATGCACAAATATTATCGAAGTCATCTCGGCGTATATGTTCCAGTTCATGTTTGACTGCCTTTTTCTGTTCTTCCCACGACAGGTGAGAATTTATGTAAACATTATAAAATCCGTCAGAGTCCATTACTGTCACGCCTTTAATGGTGTACGGCAGATCTATGTACCTGATTATGTAATCAATCATTCTCACCATTCCTTAAAGCTTCAATGATTTTTACAGTTTTCAATATATCCTCTTTAGTTGCTTTTTTGCTGGCACTAAAGAGGATTTTCATTTCTGGGCGGGTGCGGAGGCTGTCAACTATTTCTCTGACTTCGTCATCTATAAATAGAGGCTCCCCGTGCTCATCATAGGCTTTTACGCTATTAGCGTCTTTGCCAAGAAGGTAATCTGTTGATACGCCAAAATATTCTGCAAGTTTACTCATCGAGCTTGTACTCAATTCTGCTGACCTTTCCATTTTGAGGTCTGTTAACGATCCCCTGCTCACTCCTGCATCTTTACACATTTTCGTTATATTAACGCCTTTGTTTTTGCAAAGTTGTTCGATAGTTTCATACAATTTAGACATAAATATGCACCTGCTTTTATACACACTGACAAAGTTATGCCAATCCGTAATTTTACTATTGACATTTACGCCTAAACGTAATATAATAAAATCACAGTTACGGCAGAACGTAAAAATAATATCTTGCAACTATATTATATTACATTTTTCCGTAACTGTCAATCGTGATATTTTACAATATGGGAGGTGTTAATTTGTCAGAATACAAAAAGCCATTATGCAATTACGGTAAAAAGGTCAAGCTTGCTCTTATGGAGCAAAATCGAAGGCAGGAATGGCTAATATCTGAAATCAAACGCCGATATCCCGGCATCTATGTTGACAGTTCCAACCTGTACAAAATTCTTGTGGGGGATATAACAAGCGGTAAGGTTGTTTCAGCTATCAACGAAATCCTTTCTATATCAGTATAGCACCGCATTTGGGCGAAAATTAGGACAGACAAAAATGAAGGGAAGTGAGAAAATGGAGAACAAATCTAACTTTACAGCCACGGAAGCAAAAAATCTCCTCTGGGAACATATAAAAATGCTCTCAGAGGAGGCGAAAAGGGAGCATACCGCTGAGGGGCTTGACAGATTAACGGCTGCTATCTGCAACGCTCTGCTTGCTCTCTTCAATCTGTGACTTTTGATGCTTGACATCAAATAACGCCTTTTGAGCCAATATCTTCAATGCGCAACTATTGTTAATACGAAGCTCACAAGAGGTTATACAGCCACACCAATTTTTTATGTCCTTACCATTACTCATAAAAGGACAGAAACTCATTTATATCCCCCCCTTCACTGTAAATTGTCATCATTATACAGCGTAAGAGGTGGGTTGTCAAGGAGTTGAAAACATGGAAGAGAAATTCAAAGTCAAAAGAGCGCCAAAGGAAGCGCCTATCGAGTTTGCCCAGCTGAGGACTTACCCCGAAGCTGCAAAAATGGTCGAGGAGGTCATGCAGATCACCAACAACACCAAGGCCCAGACCGTTTATGATATGGTCAAATACGCTTATGACCATATGGAGATCATTGAGCAGTAAACTTATTATCTGTCCGGGACAGGAAGGAGATGAGGAGAAGTTGCCATACAGAACCGTTAAACCCGCTTATCCGGCACTGGAAGTAGAAATTGCCTGCAGGCAAATAAAGAAGAAAGACATAGCGAAAGCAGTTGGGATCAGCGCTGACTACCTGAGCAAAAAACTGACGGGGCGTTCAGGCTTCACACTTGATGAAGCTCTTGCAATACATGAAAAATACTTTTCAGATGTTCCGGTACAGGTACTGTTCAAAAAAAGCGGCGAAGTACATTCGCACTCCGCCAAAGAAAACTAAATTTTGCCAAGGAGAAATAAATATGAATGAAACCACAAAGCCCATCATCAGAGAAATGATGTCCGAAAGCGGACGCAGGATTGTCCTCGTAAACGAGCCAAGCCCTGAGATTATGGCAAAATGTCTCAAGCGTATCATCGACAAGAAGCTGCTTGAAGCGGCTAAGGAAAAGGCAGGTGTAAAGTAATGAGCACATACAACGTATATGTCCACCTCAGGTTCAAGGGTGGCGCATTCAACGATGTGTACAGCGTATCGGCTGGGTCGAGAGAAGCTGCCGAAGCTAAGGCAAGGGACAGGATTTTCGCTGAAAACAGTCTTGACGATCTGGTCGAGGCGGTTATCACAGATTGCAAGGAGTGCTGATATGGCGAGAAAGAAGAAGTGTGATGCTTCTAAGGTCTCCAAAGCCCCAAGCATCGGAGAGGTATGCCGCAGAGCCGGTGAGCTTGGCATGACATACGGCAGATATGTACAGTCGTCCCAGTACATCATCGACACTGCGGACGACGGGTGCTTTGCAAAGAAAAGAAAGGAGAAAAGCAAGTGATAGCAGTAATATTTGAGACAGCTTATCATGTCTCAGCTGTTGGCATTGTCGTTATACTCTCGATTTTTACGCTGTGCCAGTATATCGAAAACATTCGCCTTGCAAGTGAGAACGATGACGACGAATAAAGAAAAAGCCGTGACGGCGGCAACCGTACACGGCAAAAAGATAAATAAGACAGCCTTATTATAAGGCATTTAGGAGGATTTGTCAAGTGGATATCAAGACATTCCAACAATATCAGCAACTACCTTACGAAAGCAAGATTTCCCATGCCGCTAAAATGGCAAAGGATTTCTATAACACTATTACTTCACCAGTCGGAGATTACAATGCCAACTGCCATGTATCTGTCGGGGGCTTGGACAGCATAACGCTGTTGTGTTTTCTCAGATCTATCGGCATTGATGTTCCTGCAATATCTGTATCTATCCTTGAAGATAGGGGCAATCAGGAAATACATAAACAATTAGGCGTAATTCCGATAAAGCCATATATGTCCAAATCGAAAGTCCTTCAGGACTTAGGATTTCCGGTTATTTCAAAGGCAAAAGCTAACAAGATAAACTATCTCCTCACTCCCGACAGCGAAAAGCAGACGTTTATCCACGCCATAATGACGGGAGATATGGGCGAGCAGGGACATTTTCAGCACAGCAATAAAATAAAATTGCCTGAAAAATGGATAAAGCTTTTCGGGTACAATTACCGAGAGCACCGTCCTGACCTGGCTTTCACAAAGCCGCCCGAATTTAAAGTATCATCAAGATGCTGTTATTATATGAAAGAAAAGCCCGCAGACGATTGGGCGAAAGAGCACAACAGTTACCCTTATTTGGGGCTTATGGCTTCCGAGGGCGGACAGAGGGAAATGGGACTGATGAAAAACGGCTGTAATTATTACGGCAAGAATACTGTTCGTTCCTGCCCATTTGCAATATTTTCCCGTCAAGACCTTTTACAGCTGGCTCTTGACTTGAACGTTCCCGTTCCGAGAGCATATGGCGAGATAAAGCGCAAAGATGACGGCACACTGTACATCACGAGGGCGCAAAGGACAGGCTGTTCGATGTGCGGGTTTGGAATACATATGGAACAGAGACCCCACAGGTTTGACAGGCTTCGTGAAGATAATCCCAAGGAATGGCACTACTGGATGTATGAATGCTGCACTGACAGCGATGGTGAAAAATATGGCTGGGGGCGTGTCCTCGACTACATAGGTGTTAAATGGCAGGATATCCCCCAAACCAACGAACAAATATCACTTTTTGAGGAGGAATAAGAATGGAAACAAACGACATAATACAGGCTCCTGCTCAGAGCAGCGCCGCAATATCGGAAATTGTGCAGCAGCCGTCTGCAAATATCGTGGCTGATTTTTCAAGGGCGTACAAGCTTGCAAAAGTCATTGCAACGGCTGACATTATCCCCGACAACTATAAAAACAAGCCTGCCGACTGCGCCATCGCTGTAGATATGGCTGACAGAATGGGTGTATCTCCAATGATGGTCATGCAAAACCTTTATGTGGTCAAAGGAAAGCCCTCATGGAGCGGGCAGGCTTGCAAGGCTCTCATTGAAGGCTGCGGCAAATTCAAGCCGGGCAGCGTCCGCCCTGTATATATCGGCACGAAGGGCACCGATGACCGAGGCTGTTATCTGTCGGCTGTATGGGCTGACACGGGTGACAGAGTGGAAGGTCCCGAGGTCACGCTGAAAATGGCGAGGGCTGAGGGGTGGCTCGGTAAAAACCCAAAATGGACGAATATGCCCGAGCTTATGCTTGCATACAGGGCATCGTCATTCTTTGCGAGGGTCTATTGCCCCGAAGTCCTTATGGGCGTACACGTTGAGGGCGAGGTTGAGGACATTCAGCCCGTTGAAAGAATTGAACTGTAACGGAGGATATGAAAAATGAAGGCTACCAAGATAAAAATAAAGAACCTTTTCGGCATCACCGAGACCGAGCTTGACGGCAGATCTGTCGAGATCACAGGTACAAACGGTACAGGCAAGACATCGGTAATAGATTCTATCAGATATGCTCTTACCAATGGAAGCTCCCGTGATTATGTTATCCACAAGGGCGAAAAAGAGGGCGAGATCATAGTTGAGACTGACACAGGTATTTACATCAATCGTAAGAAGCGCACCGAGCAGGCTGATTATAAATCCGTAAAGGACTGCGGCAAAGAGGTATCATCTCCCGAAAACTTCCTCAAACAGCTCTTCACTCCCCTGCAGCTTGACCCTGTAGCTTTTACCCAGATGACCAAAAAGGAGCAGAACAGGGCTATCCTCGACCTTATCGAATTCCCCTGGGACCTTAACTGGATAAGGGAGCAGTTCGGTGAAATTCCTCAGGGCATTGATTACAGTCAGAACATATTGCAGGTGCTTTCGGATATTCAGTCCGAAAACGGCGATTATTTCAAGAGCAGGCAGGACATAAACCGTGATATCCGCAATGAGAAGGCATTTATTGGGGATATCGCCAAGGATATTCCTGAGCATTTCAATGCGGCGGAATGGGAGAGCTTCGACCTTGCGGAAGCTTACAAGAAGATATCCGCCGCAAAGGAAATGAACAGCCGCATTCAGAGGGCAAAGGTTTTCAGAGACAGCTATGACAACAAGATACGGGGCTTTCAGGGTGAAAAGGAATCGGCTGTAGCTGCCGAAAAGCTGGCGGTATCCAATCAGCGTGAGGCTATTCTGAAATCAATCGAGCGTATGAAGGCGGAGATTGCAGCAGGCGAAAGCAAGCTTGCTTCCCTTGACGGAATACTTGCTGACAAGATAGCACTTGCGGAAAGCCGTTACAATGAGAATGTGGCAAGGCTTGATTCCGATATCAAGGTTGCTGACGAATATGCGGACAAAATTCCCGTTGAAACGGCTCCTCTGGAAGAGCAGGCGGCGCACGCCGAGCAGATGAAAAAATATATCAACGAGTACAACCGTATGAGGAATATGCAGGAAGAGGTCAAGGAGCTTACCGCCGCTTCGGACAAGCTTACAGCAAAGATAGAGCTTGCCCGCAGTCTTCCCGGAAAGATACTCGAAACCGCTTCTATCCCCATTGAGGGCTTCACGGTGGAGAACGGCATTCCCCTTATACACGGTCTCCCCGTTTCCAACCTCTCAGAGGGTGAACAGCTTGAGCTTTGCGTTGACGTTGCTCTGAGCAAGCCCAACAATTTACAGATAATTCTCATCGACGGCGCTGAAAAGCTCAGTGCGGAAAACCGTGAAAAGCTGTACAACAAGTGCAGGGAAAAGGGTGTGCAGTTCATCGCCACAAGGACAACTGACAGTGCGGAAATGGAGGTAACATATTTATGATACCCCACAGCATAACTCAGACCGACTATTTTTCGCCGGAGAACAATCTGAAATATATGGGCGTGTCTCAGTTCAAGAGCTTTGAAAAATGTGAGGCGGCAGCCCTTGCGGAGCTGCACGGTGAATATGCTCCCGAAAAGACTACCGCACTTCTTGTAGGCTCGTATGTCGATGCACATTTCGAGGGCACGCTTGATATTTTCAAGGCAAAGAACCCCGAAATATTCAAGCGTGACGGCACGTTGAAAGCTGAATATAATCAGGCGGATTACATAATCAACCGAATCGAACGAGACAGCTTTTTTATGAAGGCTATGGACGGAGAAAAGCAGAAAATTATGGTGGGCGAGATCGAAGGCGTGCCTGTCAAGATAAAAATTGACAGCTATCGGGATCACAAGACCATAGTTGACCTCAAGGTCATAAAGGACTTTTCCCCCATATATGTAAACGGCAGAGGCAGGCTCAGCTTTTATGAAGCATGGGGCTATGACATTCAGGGCGCTGTATATCAGGAGATAGTAAGGCAGAACACAGGGGAAACTCTCCCCTTTGTCCTTGCTGCAGCCACAAAGGAAAAGGAGACCGACTTACAGGTCATAAGTCTGGATCAGGCTGAGCTTGATGCGGCGATGGAGATAGTCAAGGCGAACATCGGAAGATATGCGGCAATAAAGTCTGGAAAGGAAGAACCGACCAGATGCGGACACTGTGATTACTGTAAATTCACTAAACAGCTTGACAAGGTCCTGACCTCGGAGGAGTTTAAAAGTGACTATACAGATTGATACCAGAGAAAAATCCAGAGCCATTAAACAGATAGTGAGCTATTTTGATGAAACAGGCATTCAGCATTATACGTCAAAGCTTTATGTAGGCGATTATATGAGCCTCGACAATCCGAGGGTCGTAATTGACCGCAAGCAGAATTTACAGGAAATATGCGGTAATGTCTGCCAGCAGCACGAAAGGTTCATCAATGAGCTTAAACGTGCGCGGGAAAATGGGATAAAGATCATTATTCTTTGCGAACACGGAAGCAATATCAAGACACTTGCAGATGTTCAGGGGTGGGTAAATCCCCGCCTCAGGACGTCTCCCAAAGCGGTCAGCGGGAAGCAGCTTTTCAAGATACTCTTTACCATTGGTCAGCGGTATGATGTTGATTTCGTATTCTGCGACAAGCGTATGACAGGCTATATGATAGCCAAAATTTTAGGAGGTGCAACATGAATAGAGTGTGTTTAATGGGACGTCTTACATCAGACCCTGAGCTGCGGCAGACTGCGTCCGGCATATCTTCCTGCAGCTTTAATATAGCTGTTGACAGAGGATTTAAAGACCAGAACGGAGAACGTCAGACTGATTTCATAAGCTGTACGGCGTGGAGGCAGACTGCGGAATTTATCGGCAGATACTTTTCCAAGGGCAAGATGATAGGCATTGAGGGCGCTCTGAGAACGAGGAATTACGACGATAAGCGTTACCCCGATGTAAAGCATTATGTTACCGAGGTGCTTGTGGATCATGCCTATTTCGGCGGTGACAGCGGCGGAAACAAAAGCTCTTCCCCTCCTCAGCGAAACAATACGGCAGCGGCTGCACCTGCTCCCGTTCCTGCCGACCTTTCGGACTTTGAGGAAGTAGTCAGCGACAGCGATCTTCCGTTCTGAGGTGGTCTGAATGCCGAAAAAGAAGAGCTTTATCCTTTATGCGGATTATATAAAGCATATAGAACGATTATCAGACGATGAAGCAGGGAAGCTGTTCAAGGCGATTTTTGAATATGTGAACGAAGGCAGGCTGCCAGACCTTGACGGAATGTCGGCTATGGCATTCTCATTTATCTCAAATCAGCTGGACAACGATTTGCAGAAGTATGAGACAGTATGCCAAAAAAGAGCCGAAAGCGCAAAAAGGCGATGGCAGAAAAATGACGATGCCGAGGCTATTAACAATGACGTCGAAAAAGAGTGCAAAAGCATGCAAAAGCATACAAATGCAATGACTTGCATCAATTTGCATAGTGATAGTGATATTGGTAGTGATATTGATATTGAAAATGACATTGATATTGTAAATGATAGTGATAGTGGTAGTGGTAGTGTATTACATAGTAATATGCGCCCCATGGGCGAACACCACACAATACACCTGACACAAAAACAATACAATGACCTTTGTGAAAAATACAGCCAGGCTGTTGTAGAACGATATATTGACAAAATAGACCATTATCTTTATTCCAACGGCAAAGCACCTTACAAAAATCATTATGACACTGTTATTAAGTGGATAGAGGAAGACGGCGCAAAGGCACAGCCTTCAAAGCAGCCGTCATTCGATCTCGGCTTGATTATGGATCATGCCCGAAAGAATAAACCGGAGGTGTAAATTGAAGAAATGCTTTTCTGATCCGGCTGTTTTCAAGCAGCTGGAGACCGACTGCTATAATGCAGGCTGCAAGGGTCAGGTAATTGATTGCTCTGAGTTTCCTGCGGCTGAGTACAGATATTTTGCACGACTTTGCGGCGTATATGCGATATTTAAAAGCAAAGCCATAAGTCTGGAGCAGGCTGCTGCCGAAAAGCAGCGCCTCCTGTCTCAGTACAACGAGGATATCAAGCAGCGATTTCTTTATGTCGATGCGTGCCGAAAGCACCAGGAGGCTATCAAGGCGACTGAGAGCCTTTGCACAGCTCTCTGCAAGGCTCCGCTGAAACTTCCCGAAGATGTTACCGAGGCTCTGAGGACTGCGCTTGCTGTGATATCTGCGGCAAGATGTGAAACCGTCACCGAAAAGACTGTTTTGCAGAAACTGAATGCTATGAACACAATCAAATCAACGACAAGCCCACAGAAATGAGCTGTATGAGGTTTTGCTGATGCTGGTAGGGTAAATTCACGCCAAAGCACAAAGCACCTAAGAGCGGCATTTAAATTGAAGTTAGGAGGATATGCAAAAATGAACGCAAATCAAATCATACGTCATCTTGAGGATTTAAAAAAAGAAGCAGAGGGTCATTTTACCGATGACGGCGACGATGAAATATTCCACCAGGACGCAGAAGCGCTGCAGGCTGCTATTGATGCAGTTAAACGCAATGAAGCCATTGCTGCTGCTATAAACAGTGAGATTGCGATCTGCAATTATGAAATCCGCAAGGTGGATATCGAAAAGGCGAAGGCTGAGGAACGCAGAATGAATTATGGCAACCGAAAGGCAATACTTGTGGAGCTGCTCAGAACGATAAAAGGCGGTGAAGAATGATGTTTCTCGCAGGTCTGCTTATAGGCTGGATAATCGGTATTATAACCATTGTTGCAGTTGCATGTATCTTGGCTGCGGGAGATTCAGAAAAAATTGATAACAGAAAATAACAGGAGGAAAATAAAATGAATAGAATGGCAAACAAAATTATATTTTTAGCAGCGATTTCTGACGCTTTTAAGGACGAAGAGGACCGTGAACTCAATGCGGTTGGGAAAATTGATATCCCTGAGGACGGCAATGCAACACCGATACTCACAGACCTGTTTTATGCGTTCAAGGCATTTTACACTCAGATATCCGGAGACAATGTTGACCCCATAGAATTTATCGGCGTGCTGATGCGTCTTGTTTTCCAGGATCAGATTAAAGATAACTCTGAGGCATCTGAGACAGAGGATAATTCATCTGATGATTTTTCCGATATGCTGGAGGACGGTGAGGAAGATGATTAAATTCAACGGAAGCATATCTTTCATGGTCACGCAACGGTGCAAGATTTGCGGAAAAACCTATGAAGGCGACAGTAATGTGGTAATGCGTAAGTCAATCGTGCATTTCATTTTCCGTCACCCGAAAGAATCTGCAAAAATAATTATTAGGTATTTTAAAAACAGGAGGGCTGACAATGGATAGGAAAGCAACAACAGCAGCGTTGTCGCTCCTGCTTGAATTACATATAAATCCGCACAACGACCCACGCATTTATATGTCAAAGGAAGTAACATTCGACTATGGTACATTAAATCAAGTCAGAATTGATTATATGCGGTTTGTTCCCGTAAACAATACTATTTCGGGAATAGAAAAAGGTGATTTTTACTGCTATGAGATTAAATCGTCTGTTGAGGATTTTCATTCCAAGAACGGACATAACTTTATAGGCGACTTTAATTATTACGTTATGCCGCCTGATGTTTATGAAAAGATAAAAAACGAAATTCCGTATCGTGTCGGTGTTTATGTTGCGTGTGAAAACGGTTTAAAATCCGTCAAAAAAGGTAAGCGATCAGACAGGAAACGTCCTGCGCTTGAAATGCTGCTTATGATGTTTCGGTCTGCGAATAGAGATAGGAGGTATAACAATGACACCTAATGAATTTGTGAAACTGTATATGCAGAATTGCCAATACGAAAACGAGTTATCTTTAATGGCGGCGGCTATTGCCGAGGAAAACGGTCTTGTAGTTGTTTTCGGTGCTTCCGACGATTTATGCGAGATAAGAGGTGCGGAAGATGATGAAATAGACTGTTTTGACGGCGGCGAAGCGACTATTGCAGGCGCAAAGGTAAAAATCAACTGGTGTAAGGACGGGTATTCATGGACTTATGATACAGATATACCGCACGAATGTTTTGACGTTTACGAGGACGGCGAAAAATATTGCAGAGGTATTGTATTTTCAATATCTGATGTAAGGTTGCCCGCCGCTGATGTTGCACCAGTGAAGAGTGGATTTTGGGAGCCAATATCAGAAAGCGAAATGACAGGCTTCAACCCTGAATTCGCAGGATGCGACCCAATTGCTGGATATAAATGCTCCAATTGTGGCAACGAAGCTATATTTAGCTGTAATGACGAATTTGTTTTATCGGATTACTGCCCCACCTGCGGGGCAAAGATGGACGGAGGTGAAAACAATGGAACGTGAAATTTTGTTCAGAGGAAAAGCCATAAACCGTGATAGTGGATATTACAGAACAACGTATAAGAACGGCGATTGGGTCTATGGATTATTAACTCAACCTTATAATGAAAGGTATGATTTACCCGCTGAAATGACTAATACGTCAGGCGTAAGCGGCATTGAAGTTGATTATGAAACCATAGGACAGTACACAGGTCTGACCGACAAGAACGGTGTAAAGATTTTCGAGGGGGATATCGTTAAGGGCACTGCATATTCTGCTACAACAATTGGTGTGATTGTTTGGATTGATGAAATTTCAAGCTTTGGTGTGCGCCGTGTCAACGCCCCAAATCCTACCGCTTGGGTAAATTCATCTATTTTGAGATGTGCTGCAATAGGAAAAACAGACGAATTTGCAGCAGAAGTCATCGGCAACATTTACGATAATCCCGAATTGCTGAAAAAGGAGTGATGCATATTGACTGTGCAGGAGGTCAAGGCGGTGCTGAATGATGCACGAGAGGCAGGGAGCAAGTATCTCAAAGCCCGTAACAAGCACAGGCGTTATGAAAACAGGCTGACGAACGGCAAAACAGTGCGATATAACAGCACAGGCGCAGAATATGAGCGCAACGGAAATTCCGTTGAAGAATCATATTGCGAGGTATCTGATTATGAAACCCAAGCGGACAAATGCAAAGCAGAACTTTCAAACCCGTATTGTGCGGCGGGCAGGCTCATTTACCTTGTGAAAGATGAACGGCAGCGGGAAGTGCTTAACCTGCATTATCTTTACTGCAAGTCTTGGGGACAGATTGCTGCCAAAATGGGAATCAGTGTGCGGCACGTACATAGGCTTCACGGCAAGGCTCTTGTGAAAATTTCAAAAAATGCTTGACATGTCACTATGTTTGTGCTAAAATGGATATAGTGAATTTTTATATCCGCTTACGGTTAAAGGCTGTAAGCGGATTTTTTTATCCTATTTTTCGGCAGGTGGTGACCCGTGAATGAAAAAAATCTAATATCAAATTCCGAACGAACTCCGAGTGAACTCCGAGAAATCACTCAAAAAGGCGGCAAGGCCTCGGGTGAGGCAAGGCGGCGCAAAAAGGACATGAAGCAGAAGATGAAGGCTCTGCTTGAACTTCCCGCTGCTGCCAATGACAGGGAGCAGCTTGAAGCTCTCGGTGTTTCTCCCGATGATATGGACAACGAGATGGTGCTTGTTATGTCTATGTTCCTGAGTGCCGCTCAGGGTGACACAAAGGCGTTTGACAGGGTGATACAGATACTCGGCAAGGATATTGCGCACGAGGAGCTTGCCCTTAAAAAGCGTGAGCTTAAGCTTAAGGAAAAGGCTTCTTCCGAGGGAGACAGTGCGGCACTCTCCAAGCTTGATGAAGTCCTCGGCAAAATTGAAGGGGGCTTCTGATGTTCACAGATATGCAAAAGGAATACTTCCGGAATGCCACGCACCGATGGAACGTCAAGACAGGTGCGACACGTTCGGGAAAGACGTATATGGACTATTACGCCATACCCAAACGCATTCGCAGTGTGGCGGGACGTGAGGGGGCTGTGCTGCTTCTGGGGCATACTCAGGGCACACTGCTCCGAAATGTCATATACCCCTTGCAGGAGCTGTGGGGCGATGAACTGGTGAAGCCAATCCGCACGACTGACAACACAGCTATGCTCTTCGGTGAACGGTGCTACTGCCTCGGAGCTGACAAAAAAACATCGGTTGACAAGATACGTGGTATGTCCGTAAAATACTGCTATGGCGATGAGGTCGTGACGTGGAACGAGGCTGTCTTTGATATGCTGAAATCACGTCTTGACAAGCCTTACAGCCGTTTTGACGGAACGTGCAATCCCGAGGGACGTCAGCACTGGTTCAAGAAATTCCTTGACAGTGATGCGGATATTTACTGTCAGAAATATACTCTTGATGACAATCCGACCCTTGACCCGAAATTTGTAAGTGATCTGAAAACGGAATATGCGGGAACGATATATTATGACCGTTATGTGCTTGGCAAATGGGTGAATGCTGAGGGCGTTATATATCGCCGCTTCAACGACCGTCCGAATGACTTTATCATTGACAGCCTTGACGGACTTGACCTCGTGCTTGCCACTGTCGGGGTTGATTTCGGCGGCGGCAAGTCGGCTCACGCATTCAACTGCACGGGCTTCACCCGTGGGCTTCGGGATATGGTGACTGTTCACGATTACCGCAGGAAAGATGCTGCGACACCTGAGCAGCTATATGCTGATTTTGCGGGGTTTATCGCAGAATGCAGGCTCATTCTCGGGGGCGTTCCGCTGGTCAATGTATATTGCGATAGCGCAGAGCAGACACTCATCGAGGGTATGCGCATAGATGCGGCGAAAAGAAATTTGTGTGTGGAAATACATAATGCCCGAAAGGGTCCCATAAACGACCGCATACGTTTCTACACGGTGATGATGGGTGCAGGGCGGTACAAGATACTTAAAGGCTGCACATCGACCATAGATGCGCTCTCAGAGGCTATGTGGGATAGCAAGGTCAAAACGGCTGATGTCCGCCTTGACGACGGCACAACAAACATTGATAATCTCGATGCGCAGGAATACAGCACGGAGCCGTATATGAACGATATGATGGAAAGGACAATAGGTTTATGATACCCGAAAAACAGCGGTATGAAAATCTTGAAAAGTTCACGCCCGATGTTGTCGGGAGATATGATATACCTGTTATAAAGGCTGATAAAGTCTATTTCTCCGGCTTTATCGGCTTTAATTATGCCGCAACTGCAAAGGACAGGGCAGAAAAAGCGGTGCATTTCTTCCTTGACGATTACCAGTTTTTCAGGGTATGGAACAGACCGAGGGATTATATAAACACGCTTTCACAGTTTGCCTGTGTGCTGTCTCCTGATTTTTCGCTGTACACCGATTTTCCTGTGGCTATGCAGATATATAACCATTACCGCAAGCACTGGCTTGGGGCTTACTGGCAGTCCTTCGGGATAAAGGTCATTCCCACAATTTGCTGGAGCGATGAAAGATCCTTTGAGTGGTGTTTTGACGGCGAACCTGCGGGCGGCGTTGTTGCCGTTTCATCGGTGGGAACGCAGAACAGCAGGGCAGCGAAAGCGGCATTTCTGAGGGGCTATGAGGCTATGTGCGAACGGCTCTGTCCGTCCAAAATAATCTTTTACGGCTCTGTTCCCGATGAATGCAGAGGGAATATAATTCACATCAAATCTTTTCAGGATAAATTCAGGGAGGCGATGACCTGTGGGCGGTAGAGGAAGTGCAAGCGGGGTGAGCGATAAAGGCAAGCGATACGGAACCGAATACACAACCATTTTGCAAAGTGGAAATATAAAATTTGTCAGGACAAACAGCGGCAGTGCTACTCCACCATTGGAGACTATGACTAAAGGTCGAATATATGTAACGTTAAATTATGATAATAAGCCTAAATATATCACTTATTACAACAAAAAGAACAAGCATTTTAAGCAGATAGATTTAGACAAAACTCATATTATTAACGGTATTCCAACCTTGCCACACACCCACAAGGGGTATTATCATAATGAAAAGGGTGATTTTGCTCCTTCCGGCAAAGAAAATAAAATGGTTGACAAAGTATTAAAAACGTGGTATTATCATAATAACAAGTAGAAGTGTTGAGAGGAACACGCACAATTATGTGAATGGGCGGTGCAACTCCGTCCGCTTGTTACCGTCTGAGAGATCAGGCGGTTTTTTTATGCCTTTTTTAGACAGGGAGTGATGAAAAATGATGATAGAAAAAATGCGGCAGGCGTTTCCGGAGGAAGAATTTCCTGGGGATAACGGCTTTTACAGCGGATATATGGACAGGTGGCAGGACATTTACGAGGGTCGCCCCAAATGGCGTGAGGTGAAGCGTGCGGGGCTGAACAGGGGCACTGTGCGGCAGATGAATATGCTGAACACGGCAAAGATACTGTGCGATGAGTTCGCTCACAAGTGCTTTGCGGAGCAGGTGGATATATCCTGCGGGTCAAAGGAATATGACGACTTTATCCTTGATTTTCTCTGTCGTGAAGGGTTCTGGAAGAACATTCCCCGACTGCTTTCGGCGGCGTTTGCTCAGGGCGGCTGTGTTCTGAGGGAATACATAGAACGGGGCAGGGTGCGGCTCTCGTTTGTTGAGGGGCGGCAGTTCTACCCATTGAAATGGGACAACAGGGACATTACCGAGGGCATTTTCGGCATGGTATCAGCTAAGGGCAAATATTATTACACGTTATTCGAGAAGCATTCCGTCAAGGATGATGATATCCTTGTGGAGTGCTTTTTGTTTCGTTCTTCTGACCCCAATGCTCCGGGTGACAGAGTGCCGCTGTCGGTGCTTTATCCCGATATGGCAGACACGTTCACATATGCTATGGACACGCCCCTGTTTCAGTATTTCAAGACCGATTTTCCAAGCAACATTCCCACGGAGCTGCCTCTCGGCATAAGCTGCTTTGCAAACTGCGAGGACACGCTCAAAGCCCTTGATGTGGCGTTTGACAGCTTTGCGAGAGAATTTATCCTCGGCAAAAAGAGGATAATCGTGCCGTCATCGTGCATTCGCACCGTGGTCAATCCCGAAACGGGTAAGACAGAGCGGTATTTTGACGCTGATGACGAGGTTTATCAGGCACTGAAATGCGATGAGGACAAGGACCTGAAAATCACCGACAACACTGTGGAGCTGAGAATTTCCGAGCACGTTGACGGCATAAATGCGCTGCTGAATATTCTGTGCTTTCAGGTGGGGCTTTCTCCCGGCTCGCTGTCATTCGACAAGGCGGGCGGAGTTAAGACCGCAACCGAGGTGGTTTCCGAGGAAAACAAGACGGCTGTTACGATACGCTGTCAGAAAAATCTCCTCGTTGAGTTCATTGAGGAAATGTGCAGGGCTGTGCTCAGGCTTGCTATGATCACGGGTGAAGTTCCGAACGGTGATTTTGAGGTCACTGTGGCGTTCAAGGACAGCGTTGTTATTGATGACAACACGCTTATCGCAAACAACATCAGTCTTGTAACGGCGGGGCTAAAGTCAAAGATTTCTGCCATTATGGAGGTTATGAAATGCGATGAAGAGGCGGCAAGGCGAGAGCTTGAACGGATAAATGCGGAGAGTGCTGTTTTCGGAGTTTCGGACGGTGACGGCTTTGTAACTTCGGGCGGTGATGCAGGTGACAAGGGAACAGTATGACGAGCTTTCGGCGCCTCTGGTGCGGGTGCTGCTGGATATGGAAGACGATATCCTGCGGGAAATCGCGGCGCAGCTTTCACGGGACGGAGATATTTCCGACACGTCAAAATGGCGGATAAGGCAGCTGGCGAGGGCAGGACGTTTCGACAAGCGGGCGGCGGCTATCATTGCGGGATATTCCGAGGTCGAGGGCGGTCAGGCTATGGACGCTGTTCTGACGGCGGCTGAGACTGAGATAGGATATCTTGACAATGCGGTGCAGGCGGCGAATGCTGCGGGGCTGTCGGAATATTTCTCGGACATTCCTGCGGAGGAATCGGCTCTCGGTGCGGCCAAGGCTTTCCAACGGCAGGCGGCGAGTGACCTTAACCTTGTGAACACGGTCATGGGGTACAAGGCAAAATCGGCGTATGTGAATGCCGTTAATGCCATTTACCGTGACACTGCCGAGGGCAGGCAGTCAGCACTTGACATTATGGGCAAGGGTGCGGCAAAGGCTGTATCGGGGCAGATGTCCTTACAGGAGGCGACCCGCAAGACCATCAGAGAGCTTGCTCAAAAGGGTATTCCTGCGTTTGTGGATAAAAGGGGGCGAGAGTGGTCGCCTGAGGCTTATGTGATGATGGATATGCGGTCAACGCTGGGAAACACGGCGAGGGCTGCGCAGGACGCACGATGCGACCAGTACGGGATAAATCTTATCGAGGTCTCCTCACACATGGGCGCACGTCCCTTGTGTGCGGCCTATCAGGGCAGGATATTCAGCCGTGACGGTTCAAAGGGTGTGACCACAGACGGAGCAGGCGGCAAGATATATTACACTCCCCTTTCGGAAACGAGCTACGGTCAGCCTGCGGGACTTTTCGGCATAAACTGCGGGCACGTTCAATATCCGTTCGTTCCGGGCATAAATTTTCAGAGATATTTCCCCTATCCAAAAGAGGAAAATGACAGGCGGTATATGCAGTTTCAGCAGCAGAGAGCTATGGAACGGGGCATAAGAGCTGCCAAGCGTGAATGTATGATGTTACAGGAAACAGGCGACACTGAGGGCTTGCGGAAGGCTTCTTTACGGCTTCGCAATCAGAGGGAGAAATACAGGGCTTACTGCAAGGAAACAGGGCTTAAGCAGCACAATGACCGCACTCAGGTTTATGGGTATGACAGGAGCAAGAGCAGTAAGACGGTTTGGGCGGAGAGGAAGGCGAAATCAGGGCTTGACAATGGCAGCAGAAGTGGTATAATGAATATGACCACAAACGCAAACGGTACCCCTGTAAAAATCGTTGAAAGGACTGACCTTACAGGCGAACCCAACAGCATTACCCAAAGAGAAAATACCAAGGGCGGGATTGACAGAAACTATTATGATGGAAACGGCAAGCAGACCAAGCAAGTTTCAAATCATGATCATGGCAATCCCAAAAACCACCCGTTTGGCAAAAACGGTGAACACGCTCACGATTATTCATATGATGAAAACGGAGATGTAACCCGTAGTGAAGCCCGAAATTTAACAGATGAGGAACGCATGGAAAATGGTGATATACTATGACGGCTAAAAAAATAAAAAGCAGAATTAGTGAAATAGCATCACATTTCACATTTGAATTCAACGGCAAATCCTGTGGCGTTGACCCGTTTTCAAAAAACAAATTCGATATGTGGTGCGGTGATAACACTTTAACCGTCAACAGCATTGACGATGTTATGGATCGCCCTTTTTTCGACGGAAAATGCTTATCGGAAATTTGCGGAGATATAGAGATAATCGACTTTTGATCACCTTACACACGTAGGGTGATTTTTTATTGGAGGAGGTGAGAATATGGAAGAATTAAAAGCAATCGAAGCAAGAAAGCAGGAAATACAGGAGCTCAAAGAAGTCTGCAAGCCTGTTTCTGAGTTCTTAAAGAAAAAGCACCCCTATTGCAGTGTTACAGTTGACGGTGATTATATCAAGCTGAACGAAACTGTAATAGGGGTGCCGACCAAATGATTAACAAACTCGTGAATAGCTATGTGTTTTGTCAATTACCGAAATTTCATGACCTAACGAAGATGAGGAAATGAATGCACGATATTCAGCTTCACTTACATCATAGTACTGATATACCGCACCATTTTTAAACTCAACTTCAAGCACATTGTTTTCCCAACCAACGCTATTTATACGAGAAGAATCAACAGCTTTTCTACGCATAAAAAACCTCCTTTCCTATGTAATAACTTAATTATATAGCAAAGTGGGAAAATAGTCAACAATCACCGCCCTTGAACAAGGCGGGTTTTCTTATGCCCACACAAGCGTGTATGTTCACGACATTTTGTCGGTAACATATGCGCTATTTTTATGCCAATCACGTTTTGTTGGCTCCACCAAAACATAACCCCTCGAAATCGAGGGGTTAAACAGTAAATCAGCAGCTTTACGGCTGCTTTTTTTATGCCCTAAACGTACTTACGGAGTTAAACTGAGGACGGAAAAAACAAGCCGACAGGCTATAAACGGAGGTAATCATAATGGCAGAAACAAACACAACCGTAACCGAAACCAACAAGGCTGAAAATGGCTCCACGGGAGCCTACGGAGGTGATCCCACACAGGCTGTAAAGGGCGGAGCAAATCTCCCTGAAAAGGCTGTATCTACGTCTGAGCCTGAGCAGACGGCAAAAACATTTACCCAGGCAGAGCTTGACGCAATAGTCAAGCAGAGACTTGAAAGGCAGGCAAAGGGACAGCCCTCAAAGGAAGAGATGGAAGCATTCCGAAAGTGGCAGGACAGCCGGAAAACTGCCGAACAGCTTTCACAGGAAAAGATATCTGCTGCCGAAAATGGCAGGGCGGACGCCGAGAAGAAGCTTGCGGCGGCTGAGGCTAAGTGCTGCGCTTATTCCAAGGGCGTAACTGCCGAGGCTGTAGATGACGTTATCGCCCTTGCCATGGCAAAGGTATCGGACGATATGCCCATTGAAAAGGCTATTGATGCGGTCATCTCAAAATACCCTTCTTTCTGCTCTGCGAAAAGCGCCCCTCAGGGTGTCACCACAGGGGTAAGCTTCGGCAACGGCGGCAAGCAGCCTTCGGGCGTAGAGGCGGCGTTCCTTGCGAAAAATCCCAACATAAAAATCTAAAAACAGGAGGAATGTAATTTATGGCACATGAAGCACAGGAAAGATATTCGGCTCTGGTTCTGGCAAAGATTCGCCAGGAAAACAAGCTGAAAAACGGCGTTGTATTTAACACCGACTACGAGGGCAGCCCCAAGGCGGGCGTTGTAAAGATCCCCGTAAGAGATGCGGAGGTGGAGGTATCGGACTACGACCGTGCAAACGGCATTCCCGTTAAGCACGGCAGCACATCTTACATCAACTTCCCCATCGACAAGGAAAAGGCAGTAAATGAGCTTATCGACGGCTACGATGCGCAGCTTGTCCCCGACAACCTTGTTGCGGACAGACTTGACAGTGCAGGCTATGCCCTTGCCGTTGCTGAGGATACTGACGGCGCTACCGTACTTCTCGCAGGCGCTACCGTTACCAACATCGGTGCGCTTACTGTTGACGGCATTTACAGCGATATCGTGGATATCAGGCAGCAGATGAGTGAGGCCAATATTCCCGATGACGGCAGACGCTATCTGCTGGTTACCCCTGCGACCTACTCATTTATCCTTAAGTCCCCTGAGTTTGTCAAGGCTTCCTCTCTGGGTGACAACGTAGTCCAGAGCGGAATCGTAGGACGCATTGCGGGCTTTAACGTTATCGAGTGGAATGACAGGACTGCGGGTCTGGCAATGATCGCAGGTCACCCAAGATTTGCGACCAGAGCGGAAGAGTTCTCCGTTCCCGTACATCTCCAGGACATGAACGGCTCGGGCAAGTACATCGGTGCAAGTGCGGTACAGGGAAGAATCGCATATGCTCACAAGGTACTCAGAAGCGTGGCTATCCGTGCGGTATATGCTCCCGGCTCTCTTAAGCTCACAGCGGCGGCAGGCAGCACAAAGGGCAAGACTGTTATCACCGTTGCGGCAGGCGGCGATGCAAGCGGCACTTATGCGTACAAGGTAAATCCTTCCGCAAGGGCTGTTTACGGCGAGACTTCCACCGCATATGCAGGCACAGCGCTTACCAGCGGCACTACCGAGATCGCAGCTGCCGAGGGCAATGTTATCGAGGTAGTTTGCTTTAACTCGGACAGCAAGGCGGTCACTGTCGGCTATATCACCGTGACTGCTGCGATGCTTAAGGCGTAAGGAAAGGTGAGAGTATGGCGGTCAGTACGGATTTTTATTATGACGTTTTCGGCGGTATGGACTATCCCGACCTTGACCGCCTGCTGACGAGAGCCGAAAGCGAGATAAACTGCTTTATTCTCCGTGCTCCCGAGACGGAAGAGGAGATGAGGCAGTTTGATCTTGCGGTATGCGCACAGGCTGAATATATGGGGCTGTGCGGCGGCATTGATGCCTGGGCTATGTCGGTATCGGGTACGGCGCAGAGCTTCACTCTCGGCTCGTTCTCGATGTCCTCGGGTGGCTCTTCTTCGGGCGGCGGTTCTGCGGCGGCGAGGGGCATATGCTCTCGGGCTGAGAGTTACCTTGAACGGGCGGGACTTTTATACAGGGGGTGCGGCGTATGTTGCTGATATCCCCTATTCCCCGCTGCTATCTTCCCCACAAGGTCAGGCTTATTGAGAAGTTAAGCTCGGACGGGTGGGGCGGCAAGGGTGAGACCCTTGAGACGGACATCAATTTTGTTTACATTGAGCCTTGCCGTTCTCAGCGTTTCTCTCTCGGGGGCGATATTCCCGAGGTAAGGGCAAAGATGTATTTTGATGCTTTTTCTTCCGTGCCCAATGATGTTTCCTTTGAGACGGGGGACGAGGTTATTTTTAACGGTGAGACCTTTGTTGTGAGTGAGGTGGAGACGTTCTTCACACCACAGGGGGATATTCATCATCTGGAGGTGGTGATGACGTGAGGGTGGATATTGAGATAAGGGGCGGCATATCGGGCGGCGATATGAAAGGCGCTATGGACAAGGCGATTTTTGCTACGTCAGAGCAGGCACTTAAAGACTGCAATTATTTCTGCAAGCAGGATTACGGTGCGCTTATTCTCAGCTCCGTTATACATTCAAGTGTAGCGGCTGAGATGATAGGGCAGCACGGAATAAAAACAAGTGATATCCCTGCAAAACAGCTTATTCAGGCTATGACTTCTCAGGGAAGTGACCTTGAAAAGGGAGTTTTGCGCTGGGTTATGCCCTATGCGGAAGCAGCATACAAGTGCCCTACTACATACACAGATAAAAATACCAATGCAGTTCCCGAATGGTGCCAAAGGGCTGAAACGGATTTCGGCGATCAGTGGCAGGCCGTTTTCAAACGTGCGCATGAAAAGGAGATACACCGATGAACGGAGACGTTTACACAAAAATCGCCGAGGAGCTTAAAAGGCTGGGCGGCATTGACGAAATAGGCGTTGTGTCGGCGGCGGGTCAGAGTGCGATCATCTATGCGGGAAACAAGGACATCAAAAAATATTACGACGGGAGCAAAATTCAGTCGGTGATATTTTCCGTTTCAGCTATGGACACAAACAACAGGCAGGCTGTGCTTGTGGAAAAGCTCTGCGGCATATGTGAGACCCTTGCCGCTTCCAAGCCTGTTATCGAGGGCATTTCACAGGTCAAGGTAAAAGTAAATTCACTGCCTGCCCCAACGATGCACAATGAACAGTACTGGATATACACCGCCGGTATCGAAATTACATTTTTTATACAGAAATGAAAGGAATGATTTTATGACACTTAAGGAAATGTTTGCGAAAGTCAAGACAAACCCTGCATTTGTGGGATTTATCACTACGGATCAGATGGTTCTTGCTATTGACGTTTCGGCAGAGCAGAACGCTGATGTTGATGATTTTGCGGTCGCATATATGGGCTTTACAGACCGTTCTTCATCGCTTAATCCCAAGGAAAAGACAAACAGCTATTACTACCACGGCGAAAGCTCCACAAAGACGGGCAATCAGAGAACTATCACATTCAAGTGCGACCGTTACAAGGGCGACCCCTTCCAGGACTTTGTTACTTCATTTGATATGAAATACGCAAAGGGTCAGGCTGCTATTGTAAGATATGCGTGGTTCAATATTCTTACGGGTGAGGGCGAGATCGGCTCGGGTTCTCTTATTCTCGATGATGACGGTTCGGGTGCTCCCGAGGAAAACCTCTCCGTAGGCGGCAGCATCAAAAAGGCTGCCGCTGAGCCCACAAAGCTTGAATATATGGGCTTTGGCGGTTACACTGCTCTTAAGGTGTCTCCTGCTGACTGGGCTTCCAAGTATGACAGTTACTATGAGAGAAAGAACGGTGCTTTCGTGAAGCTCGAAAAGGGTGAGAGCGCTCCTGAGTTTGCGGCTGACAAGTATTATTCTAAGGCTGCTGAGTAAATTCTGAAACTGCGGTATGCGGGGATTTTCCGTGTGCCGCTTTTTCATAAAAAAACGGAGGTTATATTATGGGCTTTAAATTCACTGACCGTATCTGCAACATCGAAATAAACGAAAAGATATACCCTGTTGTCTTTCAGAAGCCTCTTATTGACAGGCTTGAAAAGGCTAAGGGACTGTTTGCAGGTCTTAAGGACACGCTTAAGGGCACTAAGGATATCGACGTTGTATGCAATGCTATTGACAAGGGTATTGATATACTCCTCGGAGACGGCTCGGCGGCGGCTATTTTTGCGGACAGGTTCCAGAATGCTGTTGAGAGATATGCCGTGCTTCAATACGTTTACGATGAGATCATCGCATTTACGAAAAAAATTGCGGAGGAGAAAAATGTTCAGTCCGATGCCGAAAATACTGCACATTGACGGCATTGCCATTCCCATTGACCCCGATTTCCGCATTATGTGCGAATACTCCGAGGCTTTGTCCGAAAAGGACGGTGAAAAGGCTTGTGGGCTTGCGGGGCGGTTTTATTTCGCAGGACTTCCCGAAGGCATTTCTGAAGCTGCGGCGGCTGAGGCTATGACCGATTTTTACATTTTGGGACTTGCTCCGAAAGCAAAAGAAAAGCGGTCTTCCGTTTCGGAGAGCTGTGAGCCGTGCTTTGATTTTTCGGAAGATGAGGCGTATTTTTACGCTGATTTCCTGAACGCATACGGCATTGACCTGAACGTGGCAAAGCTGCACTGGTTTGATTTCTGTGCACTGTTTCGGGGGCTGCCCGATGAATGCAAGCTCAAACAGATAATCGGAATACGCACCGAAAGACTGTCGGAAATAAAGTCATCGGCTGAAAGGTCAAGGGTGATACGGCTCAAACGCATTTTTGCACTGAAGAAGAAACAGGTCCAGAGGTTCAAAAACACTGCTGAACGTGACAGGGCTATGCTTGACGAGGTCGAGCGCATTCACAGAGAGGCTATGGAGAGAATGAGAGGTGGGGGTAAGTGAATGTTGGCGAGATAGTTTATAAGATTCTGGGCGATGATGCCAATTTCAAGAAGGTTATGGGCAATGTCGGCAAGCTTGCCACCCAAACTATGAGCGTTATCGCAGAGGCTGCCCTTGCTGCTTCCGCTGCGGCTGCGACGGCTGTGGGCGCTTTAGCTAAAGAGGCAATCGCAAGCTTCGGGGATTATGAGCAGCTTGCAGACGGTGCGAAATTGATGTTCGGTGAGGCTTATGACTTCATTGCGGAAAAAGCCAAGACCGCTTACAAGGACATTCAGATGTCCCAGAATGATTATCTTGAACAGGTAAACGGCTTTGCCATAGGCTTAAAAAACGCTATGGGCGGCGATGAGATAGGTGCGGCAAAGCTTGCCGACAGAATAGTCACTGCCGAGGCTGATATCGTGGCGGCTACGGGCAATACAGCTGAGAATGTTCAGAATGCTTTTAACGGCATTATGAAAAACAACTACACAATGCTCGATAATTTGCAGATAGGCATCACCCCCACAAAAGAGGGCTTTCAGGAGCTTATCGACAAGGTAAACGCATACAAGGAAGCTCAGGGAGATGCAACAAGATACACTATTGACAACCTTGCGGACTGTCAGAATGCACTTGTTGACTACATCGAAATGCAGGGGCTTTCGGGATATGCTCAGGCTGAGGGTGCCGATACGCTGCAGGGCTCCATGGCAAGTATGACGGCGGCGTGGCAGAATATGCTTACGGGTATGGCTGACCCGACGCAGGATTTCGATGAGCTTATCTCGGCTCTTATCGACAGTGTTCTGAATTTCTCGAACAACCTTATGCCCCGCATTATGGCGGTACTGCCGCAGATGGCGACGGGCATTGCCGAACTTGCGGAGGGCATTCTGCCTTTGATACCGCAGACACTTGAAGATATGCTCCCCGATGTTATAAGCGGCGCTAACAGCCTTATTGCGGCGCTCCTTGACACGCTTTCTGCCGTTGCTGACACTGCCATACCCATTGTTACGGAAAACGCAGATGAGATAATAAACACTCTGCTGTCGGGGCTTATCTCGGCAATTCCCAGCCTTGCATCTTCTGCGGCTGACCTTTGCACGGCGCTTATAACGGCAATACTTGACAATGCCGACATCATCACACAGGGGGCTGTGGATATTGTGCTTGCACTGGCTGATGGTATCGTAAACAATCTCCCTGAACTTATTCCTGCGGCGGTTGAAGCAACAACAAAAATAATTGATGGGCTTTTAAGCCGTACCGGTGACCTTTTAAATGCAGCTCTTGAGATAATAAAGGCAATTGCGGACGGGCTCGTAAGGTCGATACCTGTTCTTCTTGAAGCTGTCCCCACTATACTTATTGACCTTTCAGCAAGTATTGAGGGCAAATCCAAGGACCTTCTTGAACACCCTGCAAAAACTATAGCACTTGACATCTGCGAGGGCATTGCTGATGGAATAATGAGTTTTGACTGGTCTGAGACGGTAAACACAATGCTTCGAAACATTGCAGATGCGGAAGCAGCGGCAGACGGATACGAAGTGCTGGGTTCTCAGGAAGAAGCCGAGGCGCGTTTAAGTGAAGCTCTCGACGAACTTGAAGAAAAAAACGGCAGACTGTCGGGTAGTTTCCTTGAACTCAAGAAAAATCTTCTCGGCTATGAGGAAGAGCTTGGAACGGCAGGAAATTTTGGCAGTGATGCCGCCAAGCGTGCCGAGGAAGATGCTAAGAAACATTTTGCAAGCTTCACCGAGACAGCCCAAGAAGAAGCCGAAAGCCTCATTCTCACAGGTGACGAGCTGAAAGAAGCTGTCACGGCAATTGACAACGCTTATGCGCTGGGCAATTATGACAGTGAAAAGCAGTATTGGGCTGACAGGCTGGCGCTGCTTGAGGCAAACCGCAATGAAGAGGATCAGCAGTGGATAAAGTATTACTCTCAGACTAAACAGCATTATGACAAAGCTGTTGAGACCGAGAGAAATGCTGCGGAAGCTGCTGAAACAAAAGCGAAAAAAGATGCCGAGACTGCTCTCAAAAATTCCGTTGAGGACAAGTTCAGAGAGCTGGAGACCGAACAGCTCCAAAAGAATTATGACGATAGCTGGCTCTTGGAGCAGGAACGGGCTTTCATCGAGACCCTTGACCACAATTCGTACACGTATCAGGACTACAACCTCAAGCTGCTGAAAGAACAGAAAAGCTATGATGACAAGGCTCTGAAAGAGGTTGAGACCGCTGCTAAAAAGCAGCGGGACACTCTTGAAAAAGCCTATGACAGCGTTGTAAAATCCCGTGACAGTCTGGCAAGCAGTCTGAAAGGCAGCAGCGGCGATATCTTCAACAGCTCTGAGGAAACGGACAAGAGGACGGGGGCTAAAACCAAGTCAAACAAGATAGACCTTAGCGGATTTGAGAAAAAGCTTGCCGCAAAGAAAAAGCTGACATCAAAAATTGCCGAGCTGTACGAAAAGAATGTGCCTGACAGCCTTATAACCGAACTGCTCAAACAAGACCCGGAAGCGGCGCTGGACTATGCAACGCAGTTGCTGAAAGACCCCAAGAAGCTTTCGAAAATCAAGTCTTTGTACAAGGACGATGAGGGCGTAAGCAACATCATCGCCAACATGGTGACGGAAAACTCAGACGAGTTCGAGAAGTTAGGTACTGACGCAGGCACGCTGTTTGGCGACAGCTTTATGGAAGCGTTCAAGGCTAACTGGGAGCAGTCCATGAAGGACGTTTTTGACGGCAATTACGTTGACGCTGCGGCGGCGAATGTATCTGCTGCCAACTCTTCAGCGAGCATTTCTGCCAACACATCGGCTGCAAACACAGCGGCGGCGGACAGTCAGGACACATCTGCGGCGGCCAAGCGAACATCTGCTTCATCGGGCAGCCCTGTTTACAAGGTGGTTGATCTGGACGGCAAGTATGTGGCTAAGGTTGTTGCGCAGGAAAACAAGCGGGCTAAAACCGCCAGCGGAGGTTAAGCATGAATGATACGATATTAAAAATCGGCAATGTGGATATGTCCGAACACGTTATATGCGAGGCTGTAGATATATCGACAGCGCCTGTGTATTCGGACAGCTTCACTGCTGTAAACGGCAAGGAACGTAAGAAATGTCTGGGTGTGAGCGTCAGTCTGTCGGCTGATTTTCAGGTGCTGTCGGACACGGTAGCAGCTGCCCTTGTGACCGCTTGCAATGCGGACGAGGTGACCGTAAAATACAAATGCCCCACGGTACAGACCAATGTGTTTGACCGCCCGACTATCCGCTGTGTGCCTGTATTTAACGACGGCACGGTGGACTATTACAACATATCCGTATCTATGACCTGCCCTCTCACGGGCTCAGGCCTTTAGCCTGCCGTACAAGATAACCTATCAGGGTACGGAATACGGTGCGGACGTACTGGCTAACATCAGGCTGAGGCGGTCGCTGGAAGGCAAGGGATTTGACGGTGTGGCCACAACGGAATTTTCCTGTGATGTATGGTCGGCTGTGCCGTTTATAGAGGGCAGCAAGGTAACATTTAACGGCTATTTGCTGCCTGACTTTTACATTACCCAGCAGTCCTATTCTGGCGGTGTGGCAAGCATCACGGCGTATGATCTTTGTAAAAATCTGGATATCCCCTTTGATTACAGTGGATATGATCAGTTTGAGTACACCTATGACGATGACGGCAACAAGGTTTTCGATGAAAGCAAGGCAAAGCGGTATCCCACGTCTCAGATAGTGGGAGCGATCGCCAATCAGTGCGGTTTCACCGAGGGCGGATATTCGGGGCGCATGGCACAGCTGTGCTATCAGGATTTTGCGGGCAAGACGTGCAGGGTCATACTCAGCGACCTGTCACACAATGATGTGGGATACTGGCATGACGGCGGCGGTGTGCTGGCGTTTGTGCCGTTTTCTGCGCCCTCTTCGGGGCTGGATATGCCTGCGGAAAGCGACAGGACGGAGGTCATCAGGCGGGGCACCAAGCACATTACGGGGGTATATGCCACTGATGAGGCATATGGCAACGAGTATGCCTCGGGCTCCGACTGGCGGCACACGGAGCGCATTTCGGGACGGTATCTGACTGAGGCGGCTGTACAGCAGATGGTATCGCAGATAGTCGGCAGCGGCGGTGAGTACGCATATCACGGCTGGGAATGTTCGCAGATGATCACTGATTATTTGTACAACATTGGTGATTTCATCGCATACGGCGGCGACAAGCTTCCTGTGTTGGGTGCTGATTTTGATTTCACGGGACTGGGAATCGTGGCTGATGTTTCTGCGCCTGAGGCGGATTGCAGTTTCAGTGAGTATCATGATCTGTACAGCCGCAAGCTGGAGGGCAAGCTGGAGGCAAACAAGTCCTATGGCTGCTTTTTTGCAGGCGACAAGGGATTTGGACTGAGGATAGAAATGTGAGGCGGTTTGATGGCAAAGACTGATTTACTGTGTTACCAACCCATTGAGGGAGCGCCTATTGTGAAGATCGGTAACAGATTTCTTCCGCTGGCGGCGCCCTCCGACAAGGGCAAAAGCAGCGATAATGTGTTCTGGTTTATCTACTCGGGCAGCAAAAAAGCCAAGCTGACCATTGATGTGGAAAACTGGACTGAGACTTTGGAGGAGGTGGAATAATGTTTCCGTATCCTTTTCTGGAAGCGGCATATATGGCTAAGATGTCGGGCGGCGGAAAGGTCAAGCCCATAACTATAACGGAAAACGGCACATACAATGTTTCCGACGCTGAAAAGGCTGAGGGGTATGTGGGGTTTGCGCCTGTGACTGTTGATGTGCAAGCAGCAGCAAACATACAACCATTGACCGTGGTGGAACCAGGTGTGTATAATGCGTCCGACTATGGCTGTGACGGGTTTGACCCCGTGAACGTATCCGACAAATACAAGAAACTGTATGAGTATGCGACGGGTGGTGGAAGCGATAACACGACGGACGACGGACAGAATGTACCAAACTCGTTGGGTTCGGGCGATACCGAAAATACAAACGAATACCTCGACCTGTCATCGGGCGAGTTTGACACCGTTACAAATTCGGGAAATTCGTTACAAATCAGTATATATTTCGATGAAACCCCACATCCAACGCAAGCGAAATATTGGACGTTGGCTCCCATGTGGAAAGCTGTCAATCTATCTAATGGTGAAATATCGACGGGACGTGCATTTTCTACAGACGTTGGCTGGAATGAAGCAACCACAAAAAAGCCATTTTATAGAATAAAAAGCATTGAGTACGACATTTCAATAACAAAGGTTCACATCGATTTAACGCGATATTGGGAAAGCGGCACAGAACGTGATACATGGTCAAACACGTTAACGTTCGACCACAATTCGTATGGTGTGGGGCAGTTTACAGATAGTTGGTTCATTTCATCATCTCAGTAAAGGAGGTGCGACCATGGACACGGGTACGCAGCGCCAAGCAAGTGTTTTATGAGACTTTTAAAACCTAAAAGGGAGGAATTTATATGATAACAACCCAGGAAACAACCGTAGCTGTCAGCGGTCTGACAACGGTGGAATTTGACCGCCGTTATCCGTTCTACGGTATCAGGAACGATAGCAGCAGTGCGATACAGGTATCGACTATTAACGCCGAATGTGTGGAAGGCACCGACGGTGTAGTGACTGTCGCTAAGGACAGCAGTTTTGTTATTGCCAACTGCGGCGATAAATTCAATGGCACTATGCTGTACCTGAATGGAAATGGCACTGTCACAGTCGTTGGTCAGTACAGCGACAGCAACCGTTTTAAGGTGGCACAGAAAGGGGGTGGTGAAACTGTTGATATAACCCCCACATCGCTGGGATATACCCCGGGAGCAAAGATGCTTTATGATGGCATCTATAACTTCCCGCCTAAACACGCCACGAACGGTAACACATGGGTCGATATGGTGAACAGTCAGACTATGGGTCGATATACAGACGGCAGCGGTTCCGGACTGATAGCATCTAACCACTATATCAAACAGGCTGGTATCGCAACGGCAATGAAGATACCCGACATGATTGATTATGACCATTTTACTGTAGAACTGTTTGTTGAAATAACGGGCGGAACTACTGGCGAAAACGATATTATCAGCAATTTTGACAAGGCTGGTTTTGGCATTTACACCGAAAACGGTCAGTTGAATGCGTCTATACGTTCTGAGGCATCGACAAGTTACCTGAATATCGCCACAGCATTCAGTCAGAATACGTCATATGGTTTAGCTATAACCTATGACGGACAGGCGTTTAAGTTCTATGTGAACGGCGCACTGGTCGGAACAAAAACGTTATCCGACTACAAAAAATCATCCAAAAATACCTATCTGGGCTGTTTGGGCGCAGGCGATGTCAATTATGCGGTAGGCGCATATAATTTCTATCGTTTGGCGGCGTACAGTAGAGCGTTGACTGCGGCTGAAATCGCTCAAAACTACGAAAAGGACGTTAAACGTTACGTCAACGGCGAGCCTGATTTTCCTGCTGAAGACGAGACAGAGTGGATTACCAGCATTGCAGAAAATCATAATAATATCTTTCGTGGCGATGATTTATTCGCCAAAGGTTATACTATTGATGATATCTGCGCTATGATTGCCGACGGGTCATTTTCTGACATTTACATTGGAGACTATTTCACGCTGTCTGGCAGTATCCCCGATGTCCCCTGTTTTGTGGAGCAGACCGGTGATGATGGTACAAAATCATTGGTGGAATCGACCCAGACTGTTACATACAATACCAAATTCCGCATTGCGGGACTGGATATATACCTGAATACAGGCGATAAAGCGTTTACACAGCATCACGCTGTGATCGTGCCTGATAAAGCTATCGGAAATAACCGAATGAACAGCACAAATGTAACTACTGGCGGATATGTTGGTAGTTTTATGTTCACATCAGTATTACCTGTGTATAATTCACATTTTGACGCAAAATTGAACAACCATTTGCTGTCGCACCGTGAATATCTGACTAATGGTGTATCGGGAAATTCTGCTAATAAGTGTACATGGACTGATGTAAAATTCAACTTAATGTCCGAACCAGAAATATATGGATGTTCTGTACGGGGCGGTGTGCTCGACGTAGGCTTGAATCATCGACTATTTCCATTATTCCGTATATCGCCGACATATATATCTAACTCAGTTTGGAGGTGGTTGCGAGCTATCTATATGTCAACTAATTTCGCATATATTAGCGGCTCGGGCGTCACAGGCGGAGGTAGTGCGTCTACATCACTCGGGATTTGCCCCTGTTTCTGCATAGGCTGAGGAGGTATGACAAATGGATACGTACAATGAAATACAGCAAAAAATCGCTGACTGCCGCTGGCAGCTGTCGGATAGCGCCAGTCCTATTGGGGACTGGAAAATAGCCAAGTGCTATGAATATGCGTTGATGGGGCTGCCTGCACCGTATGACATGACCGAATTAAACGCCAAGCGGCAGGCGGTAAGAGATGAAATTAACGAGCTGGAAGAGAAATTGAAAAAATTTGATATTCCTGTGGTTAGGAAATCTAAGGAGGAATGAAAATGGCTGCAAAAACAAATTACGGACTTGTCGAATATGCCAAGGCACAGCTTGGCAAGCCGTACTGGTACGGCACATTCGGGCAGACAGCGACCGAAACACTTTATGTTGCCAAGAAAAAGCAGTGGCCTGTGTATTACAAGTGGGAGGGCACAGCTTACGACAATTTTCCGTCGCAGTATGGCAAGCGTGTACATGACTGCGTGGGCCTGATTAAGGGCTACTTGTGGTCTGATACACCTACCTCGACACCCAAATACAACAGTGCTCAGGACGTGTCCGCAAATATGATGCGGGCAAATTGCAGGGAACGTGGTGCCATCTCAACCATGCCTGACACACCCGGTGTACTGGTCTTTATGTCGGGTCATGTAGGTGTGTACATCGGCAATGGCGAGGTAATTGAGGCTCGTGGGCATGAGTTTGGTGTAGTCAAAACCAAACTCTCACTCAGACCCTGGAAGTGGTGGGGCAAATGCCCTTACCTTACATATCTGGACAAGGCTCCCACGATCACCATTGACGGTGCAACCGCCACAAAGCCCGGCACATCATCTGCTATTGGTATTGGTAAGAAGGTAACTGTTAAGAAAGGCACCTGGAATGTCAGAAAGCTTCCCTCTGCCGATGCCGCTGTAATAACCCGGGTCAAGGGCGGACAGGTGCTTAACGTCGCCACAGGTTGGTCATATGTGCCTGCATTAGGCGGCTGGATATCGGATAAGGGCTTGGAATAAGAAAGGAGATCATCATGGATAATATTAAAAGATGGTTTATAGCCATTGGTGCGGCGTTGTCAAGCTGGCTCGGACTGCTTTACGTGCCGATGATAGTGCTGATACTGTGCAACATCATTGACTATGGCACGGGCCTGTGTGCCGCAAAGTACCGTCAGGAGACTGTATGCTCGTACAAATCAATTCGTGGTATCGCTAAGAAAATATGTATGTGGCTGTTGGTTGCGGTAGGCGCTATACTGGACTGGCTGTTATCTTTTGCCGCTGCGAATATAGGGGTAACGATACCGTTTCATTTTCTTGTTGCATCGGTGGCGGCTGTTTGGCTCATCGCCAACGAGATCATTTCCATTCTGGAGAACGTCAAGGACATCGGTGCACCTCTGCCGCCTTTCCTTTTGAAACTGGCAAAAAACATTAAATCCAAAACGGAAGAGGCTGCTGATATGCAGATAGGTTCAAAAGAGGATAAATAAAATTTTCTCCCGCTCTCGGTTGAGGGCGGGAGATTTTTTTGTTCGTGGCAAAAGAAAAGCGCCGAGAAGTTATTCCC